TTAATCCCCCGTGGACACTGCGTGGACACTCACGCCACCTTTCAGCGGATTAAGGGCCACCGCATCCTGCAGGTAATCCGGTGCAAAATGTGCATATGCCATTGTTTGCTGAATGGTTGCGTGGCCAAGAATCTTCTGAAGCGCAATAATGTTTCCTCCGTTCATCACAAAATGGCTGGCGAACGTATGCCGCAGCACATGTGCAGCCTGGCCTTTTGGCAAATCGGGCTTAACTCTTTTCAGCGCCAAGCAGAATTCCCGGTACTTCACCTCAAACAAGCCGCCTGTTTCTCTGGTTTTGATCGCCTCACAAACTGCCTGCGAAATTGGCACTGTTCTCTTTCGGCCATTTTTGGTTTCAAGAAACGTTACACGGTTATGAACTATCTGTTCACCACGAAGCTTACAGGCTTCACTCCAGCGCGCCCCCGTGCTTAAACACAAAAGCGCAACACGCCAGTAATCGCCCTCCAGTGTATCGAGCAATAACGCCACTTCCTTCTGGGACAGGAAAGCCATTTCTCGTGGAGATACATAAAGAATAGAAATTCCCCTTACCGGATGTTCTGCATCCCAGAGGCCTATTTTCTTCAGTACGGTAAACATTCCGGATAACCGATTCATGTATCTGTTAGCAGATGACGGTTTCAATCCATCAGCTATCTTTTGAGAACGCCACGCGATAATTTTTAGCTTATCAAGATCCACAGCCTGCATATCAGCGCCAAGCTCATTGATTATGTTGCGCAGTTGTTTTCGGTCTTCTTCCGCCTTACGCCTGTGCTGGCCGTGATACATCCACCACAACTCAAGCAAATCATTTAGCGTTCGACGATCACGGTAGCCCTGTATATATTCCCGCTTTTCAGCGTTCGCCATGATGTAGCGTTCAGTGGCCACCGCTACCGATTTTTTGTCAAATACCTTACGCACGCGCTTTCCCTTGCGTCCGTTCGGCCTGATGTCCAGCAAATAACGACCATCTTCGAGCTTCTTAATCGACATTGCGAAGCCCTCCAATGAACCGCTCTACAATTTCTCCAGCCTCTTTCCAGCAATAATCAGACCAGACAAAAAGCAGGTCTAACCAGTTTTCTGGCCTCAGCGGGATAATTTTTGGATTGTTTCGGTTGAAACACGATCTCCCTCCGAATTGCAGGAACCATCAAGAGAGAGAGCCGGAGAAATTTGCCCAACCTCCGGCATCGTTTCATCTGTTGATAACCAATAAGCATATTTCTTAAATTTAGGGTGTTTCGTAACCTTAAGTAAGGCACCCTCTGTTACTTGCTTCCCCCTCACCTCATAGTTAGTTACCGTCCCATAAGGCAGCCCAACACAATCCGCAAACTCCTGGCGGGTCATACCTTCTGCTTCACGAATCAGGCGAAATTTTTCACCCATGCTTGACAAAGATGCCATATCGGGCATATCCTCCATCGCAACATGCCACATCGGGCACAAACATAAAAACACTCAAATAAGCCGATATAAGCCATTTTGAGCCATTCGAACGAATTAGGGAGATTACCACAATGAGCGAATCAGAGCTTGGGGGCTTCATTCAGGTAGCACCATATCCACTTGAAGCGGTGCCATATCAACTATTCGCCAAGATGATCGGCCGCAAGGAATCCACAGTCAGAACCATGATTGACGCAGCAAAGCTACCGACAATTGACTTTGTGAAACCAGGTTCAGTAAAGACGCGTGCATCAGAAAACTGGGTATATCTGCCAGCATTTAACGAAGGCATGCGCAAAGCGTTTTTTGAGCAACCGAAAGAACGCCGCGATGCATGGTTGTTGTGGCTGGGGCTTTAGTCATAAATGACCAGCCATATCATCAGCGCCATTCTGACCCTTGTTTTTATTGAGATAGGCGTAATAGCGATCTATTTGTTTCGTAAGTTAACGGGACATGAAGAACGCTTTATTGAACTCAGCATTGAATATATCGCCGCTTATACCAAAGGGCTTTTCCCGGCAGCTATTGGGGCGATGTTTATAGCGTTTGTTATCTGGTTTATCGGGTGAGAAACCTGATAAACCACAACTACTGCAATGAGGGTAATTATGTGTGGCATGGACAAATTGGACCTTATGTTAATTGTAATACTATCAATTAACTTCGGTTACCTCTTAAGCGGCGTAATTCTCATGTGCGGAGGCAAACGAAAATGAACCAGCAGTCCGCACAACGTGAAAACAATGCGATGCGATTTAATCGCAAATATTTTGAGTTCGGCCGCTATGCCGGAATAATTAAATCTGTACAGAGTCTTTAACATGAAACAGCAACGTAATTCACGCTTTCGTAATGGTGCTGAACGTCACGCTAATCGTTTCGCTACCAGTGCATCACGCAGCAACATCCGCTACAGCCTGAGTGATACACACGCAACGCCGGATGGCTACCCAGTAAAACAAATCGGCGAGCATGCCTGGCTGATTGAGAAAGCTGGAATCGTGGTCCACAAATGCCCACGCAACCCGTTTACTGGAAACCGCATTTTTGCTCTAAGCAGCGGCGAAAATCAGTTCGGGCAGGATTTCACATTATACGAAGCACTACGCACGGTTGATCGTCTGCTTCGCGGACAAAGTTTTATTAAACAGGCTGATTTATAACAGGTGCTTTATGACCAAAGACCATGCACAAGGTGTATTTATCCGTTTTATTGATTTTCGCGGTGAACTGTTATTACGCGCATCCGCTATTGATGGAGTGGCTCCGGCGGGTAAAAACGGAGCCGACGAAGCCACTTACGTTTATCTGAACGGCACGCGACTGCTTGTGGAACTTCCGTACCAGACCGTACGAGAAATCATTAGCAAAGCTGAAAAAGCGCGCCAGGCTAATGGCAATGAACCCTATATCGAAATTATTTGCATGGATTCAGAAGCTGAAATTCAGAAAGCAGATTAAAGGGTGTTGCAATGGGCAAAGAATATAAAACACTCATCAACAAAGCACTTGAGCGTTTTTATTTTCGCTTAAGTGCATCAGGCTCTCATGCTGAACGTGCAGCCCGTGACTCATTGACCAGGGCAATCCGGAGTCTGTATGACGTGGCTTTTTACGCTGATGATCTGGATGCACTTAACGAACTTTCCGAGCTAATCTGTGCCGCAGAATGCGGGGAACATATTGAACCGTATAAGCTGGGGAATATCGCATGAGTATATTTATCTCATGGCTTGTTCTGATTATTTCTGTGGCCTGCGCCATTGGGATTATGCGAATTATTCATTCAGTAAAAAAGATTGAACGCTTTTTCACTGGCGAATAACAGAGCAAATAAAACCACAGGTTAAATAAGAAAATGTAAAAACAATCCGCATTCGCGGAGGTATTCGCATACGCCAAGGAGGCGTAATGGCAATTAAGCATTTTCCTGTCGTTCGTTTTACCTCCAGAGGACGTGAATACGAAGTCGACGAACGCCTGATTACCACAATCGACAAACACCGTTCAGAAAAGGATGCACATCACATCTATCTCACTGACGGCACTTACTTCTGCGCCACGAATGTGGTGCAGGTGAACCTTATCCGACAGGTACAGGAGTCACGCAGATGACCATTCTGGATTATATCGCTGCCAATCCGGGGTGTAGCGGTGGAGAAATCGCCGCAGCACTGAATACCCCAACCACAGCCATTAATGCGGAGTTACGCCGACTCTGGCGCAGCGGTTCAGTCATAAGAAAAGAGCGCAAAACAGGCGGTCGCTTTTCTTACCAGATAAACCCGATGCCGTTCGGGTGCGGCAATCCACTTACCAACATGTTTAACCAGCTACTGAAGGAAGCCAGAGCATGAGCACCATCAACCACCAGAAGCTACGCGAACTGGCATTTGCCCTGCAACGAATGGCAACGCCTCAAAAATTACTGGCATTTCGCGCAATGCTCTCGCCGTCTGCTGTGCTGGCACTGCTGGATCAGCTGGAGCACGCCAGAACCACGGCTCCTGCCATTCGCCTCACGCTCCATCATGAAATCGCTGATTTCTGCGCAACGCTGGGGGCACCTGGCGAACCGGAAACGCCGGAAGCAATGCAGCAAGAGCTGCTGCAACGCATCGATAACGTTTTTGATTTTTTTCTGAACCAGTAAGAAACCAGAACATGCACACACAAAAAAACCGCTTGCCATGCCTCAATCGGTCAGGTTACATTTCCGCTGCACCTCATAAAACGGGTGCCGGGATTCTCAACCCGATACAGAGCAAAGCGCATAACCGCGCAAGCGGTTTTTTTGTGCGTACTGTATTGCCACGTCTTTTTCGCGTCAGAATTATGGCGGGGCGTACGGGGCCGACTTCGGTCGGGCCGGATTCTTTGCTCTCCGGTGTTGAGAACCCTGTACGTCTCGCCACCCCGAGATTCTCAACTCTGGATGGTGAGTTATTTCTATCACCGAGCAAAGAGGCCACACCATGGCAGACCGCAAACAGCACCGCGCTATCGCGGAGCGTCGTCACATCCAGACTGAAATCAACCGCAGACTTTCCCGCGCATCACGCGTCGCGCAAATCATGCACATCAATATGCTGCATGAGCGCAGCCACGCACTATCAAACATTTATTCCGCCTCTGTTTTCAGCTATCTGGCGGATGATCTGCACGAGCTTCAACAGCTCATCCAGCAGCAAAACAAACTCCATTAATTCCTGTTCCGGGCCTTTTCTGCACCTTGCGGCGGGAGGCCTTCGCACATCTGTAGTAAAGAGAATTGCAGCATGATTGACGCTCATGACTTCACAAGATGGGTGCGCACACAGGACACCCGTCTGGCTCCCGTTCTTCAGGGGTTATTTGATCTCTACATCCGTGGTCGTGACAACAGAGCACGCACCACAAAACCGGAGAATGCAGACACCCTTTATTTCACAGTAGACGACTGCTACCGCGTGGACTTCACACCACACGGACTGGCGTTGCACTGCCTGACACCGCACGGCGAATCACTGCTGGCGTATTACGACTCTCCGGCCTCCGTATTTGCAGCAATGCTGGCGCATCGCACTGCTGGCGGGTGTGCCTCGCTGAGTGAATACACCGCTGAATTTAACCGCCTTTCCGCCCTCTTCTCGCAGGAGTGGCAGCGCGTGACGGGATACCAGCCATGAGTGCGTTTGCATGGAGCTGGAATGAACCACGACCAGCTATTGATCCGGCCAGATTTACGGAGCGCAGGCAGGAAACTGAAACCGACCTGCAACGCGCCATCCGTTACTACCTTGAGGCGGACAAAAGGGCACAGGAAGAACAGGAAGCGAAGGAAGAAGCCTTTTTCGCACAATCCGCCATGGGTAAAAAACTCATGGCATCCCTTGAGGAAGCCGGACAGCGTGAAAAGCTGGCACAGAGCATCATCAGTAAGCGCCGGGCAACAGAACAAGACCCGGTAGCCCGTGCCTTTGCCACACTGAAGGCGCTTCCCGGTTATCTGCGAGAACCTCTGAGCCGCCACCTCTCTTTCCTGCGCAAGAAGCAGGAAGCCGATCGTCAGAAAGGCAAAAAGACCTGGCAGGCGGAACGCTATGCACGCGGAACCCTGCGCAAAATATTCGAACGTCTGGATCGCACTGACGGGCGCTGGCTGACACCTGGTTATCGCTCCCTTGCCGGACGCGAACGCCTGGACGATTTGCTTTACCTGCCGCAGCTCAACAAACACCAGATACAGACGCTGGCCACCATGACGGCGGCGATGTTCAGCAGCACCTTCGAAAAACTCTGCGATGGCTTTGGCGCGACCGATGGCGAACTGACCATGGATGTAACGCTGAAGGCGTATCAGATGCTGGCCCGCATGGCGTTACACCTGCACATCATGCCTCCACATTATGACGCACTGACAACAGATAAAGACCGGAGGAACGAACCGGACACGGAGCTGCTGCCGGGCGCAATCCTTCGCCTGACCTGTGCGGAATGGTGGAAACGCAAACTGTGGCTGTTACGTTGCGAGTGGAGAGAAGAACAACTCCGCGCCGCCTGTCTGGTTTCCAGAAAAACATCGCCCTATCTGAGCCAGGACGCATTAAGCGAGTTTCGCGCACAGCGCGAGAAAACACGCGATTTCCTGAAAAGTTTCATGCTGGAAAACGAAGATGGGTTCACGATTGATCTCGAGACAGTGTATTACGCGGGAGTAAGTAACCCGGTTCACCGTAAGGCAGAAATGATGGCCACCATGAAGGGGCTGGAACTTCTGGCCGAAGCCCGTGGCGACAGAGCGGTGTTTCTGACTGTCACCTGCCCGTCAAAATACCACGCCACAACAGAGAACGGTCATCCGAATCCCAAATGGAACGGAGCCACCATGCGCGACTCCAGCGATTACCTGGTTAACACGTTTTTTGCGGCGGTCCGCAAGAAACTGAACCGCGACGGCCTGCGCTGGTATGGCATCCGCACGGTGGAGCCTCACCATGACGGCACCGTGCACTGGCATATGATGGTCTTTGCTCATCCGGAAGAAATCGACACTATTGTGTCCCACACCCGCGATATTGCCATTCAGGAAGATCGTCACGAGCTGGGTGATGATATTACCCCACGCTTTAAGGCGGAGTACGTCGACGGCTCAAAAGGCACACCGACCAGCTACATCGCCACCTACATCGGGAAAAACCTGGACAGCCGTGCCGTGGATGGCATCGACCCGAAAACGGGCAAGCCACGCGTTGACCACGAAACCGGAAAATCAATGGCCGAGAGCGTGGAACGCGCCATCGGCTGGGCGCGCCTTCACCGGGTCCGCCAGTTCCAGTTCTTTGGCATCCCCTCCCGCCAGGTATGGCGTGAACTGCGCCGCCTTGCCAGCCAGATGGCACGCAACCCGGAAGGCCCGCAACGGCTGAAGGATGACGCAATGGATGCGGTTCTTGCCGCCGCTGATGCCGGATGTTTTGCCACCTACATAGAGAAACAGGGCGGCGTACTTGTTCCACGCAAAGACTACCTGATTCGCACCGCCTACGACCTCGCCGATGAGATGAACGATTACGGCGAACAGAGCGTACAGATTTACGGGATCTGGTCACCACTCATCGGGGAATCCTCCCGTGTGTGCACGCATCCGGATAACTGGAAGCTGGTAAGACGCAAACCGGAAGCGGAAGACAGCGCCCGCGAAAATGGTTTTGACCTTCAGGGCGGCCCTGCCGCCCCTTGGACTCGTGGCAATAACTGTCCCCGTGTACAGGAAACGGACAACAACGGGACAGAACAGCCGGAAGAACGGCCAGCACCGTGGCCGCAGCTCCCTAACGGCGTTGAAGTGAACGAATGGATGCGCTCACTGAAACGACACGAACGCCGGGCGCTGATGCGTTCGCTTCGTGACAAACAGGCAAAAAACAGCAGCGATGAAATGCAGAGCTGGACACAGAGCCGCAAACAGCAGCGGCCTTTGCCTGATAACCACGAATTACTCGCTAAAGAATGGCGGGAGTCTGCTGAATCTCTCGGCCTGCATATCGGTGAACAACAGATGCAGCACCTGTTACGGGGCGGCAGTCTGTACGTTGACGGCAGCATCATTGCACCGCAGGGATTTGAAATTGTACGCAAACCGGATGCCCGCCCGGACAGCCGAATCACGCAGCTCTGGCAGCGCCTGAGCCGTAATCACGGCGTAAGCAGCACGGAGATCCGCCATAACCCGGTCTCCAGCTATCTGGCACAGCTCGGGGCATCAGACCCCGAAGCCGCCGCACGCCTGGCATCCACACTTCAGCAGGTCCAGAACACCATGAAAACACCCGTTACCGTGCTTTCTGACATGCTGCGCGCCATTCGTGACGCAGAGCACGCACAGAGAATCAGAGAAACCACTGAACGCGCCCGCCGCAAAGCAAACCTGCTGAGGACTGGCCTGACCAGTGGAAACAAAAAACAGACAGAAACGGGATTCACAAATCCCGTAAATGAGCAAAAAACGCGCCGCGATATATGAAGCGCGCACAAAACAGGCGAAAGCGGGATTTAAAAATCCCGTAAACGGTTAATTAACCAACATAAGGAAAATCGACATGAAAATTTGTATCGACGACGGCTCCACCAACATCAAGCTGGCATGGACTGAGAATGGCGAACGCCGCAACGCCATCAGCCCGAACAGCTTCAAGTCGGAATGGTCTGCGCCGTTCGGTGGCATGCAGCCCGCGAACTACATGCTTGATGGCGTGCGCTATGGTTTTGATCCGGTCAGCGATCGCTTTGTCCAGACGACCGACACGCAATACCAGTACAGCGATGTGAATGTAATCGCCATTCATCACGCGCTGGTCAAATCAGGCATCACGCCACAAGAGGTGGATGTGGTTGTCACCCTGCCACTGAGCGAGTATTTCGAGACAAACGCACAGCCGGACATGGCCAACATCAACCGCAAAAAAGCGAACGTTATGCGCTCGGTGGAGTACCAGAACGGCGAAGCATTCACTATCCGTAACGTGCGGGTTATGCCTGAATCCATTCCGGCTGGCTTTAAAGCACTGGCTGACATGAGTCCGTTTGAATCCCTGCTGATTGTGGATTTAGGCGGAACCACGCTGGATGTGGCAAAGGTTCAAGGGCAACTGGCAGGTATCAGCCAGGTGTTTTGCGATCCACACGTAGGCGTTTCCCTGATGGCCGATGCCGTACTGTCGGTGATGGCCACTAACGGTATGCGCACCAGTCACCACATCGCCAATACCATTATCGAACATCGCCATGATGAAGCCTGGCTGCGCCAGCACATCCACAATGACGCGCATTACGCCAGCCTGATGGCGGTTATTCGTGAAAAGGAAGAAACACTGAAACAACGCGTGATCCGCGCGCTGGCGGTTTTTTCGGGTTACGGGCGGGTGATGGTTGTCGGTGGAGGGGCGGAGATTGTGGCACCCGCTATCCGCGAAGTCTGCGGAGTTAATGCGACTTTCATCGCGGACGGGGTGCCACAGTTTGCTCTGGTTAATGGGCTGTACGCAATGGACAAGGAGTAAACCAATGACGACACCAACCAGACGGATAAGTTTCTATCTGAAGCCCGCCGCCGTCAAGAGTGAACAGGAGGCGTGCAATTACCTCGATAGCCTACCAGCCTCCGAACGCAGCCGCGCGCAACGCGCGGCCTTTCTGGCTGGGCTAGCGCTCATAAAGCGCAACCCAGCATTTGCCTACTGGATGGCCGAATGGCCAGAGGACAACCTCCCCTTCAATACCGTTAGCATCAAGGAAACATACCAGGATAATCAGCCTAGCGGAGTTGAATGCAATTTTTATAGAATAAAAAAGAATATTCAGACCTTATTCCCAGAATAATCTGATAATTGTATGTGAACTAATAAAATACAGACCAACACATCATTCTGGCACCCTTGCTAACAGGGTGCCAATGTTTCAAATCATGATGAAATTGCCGAAGTTTTTTTATCGTGCTGAAGTACCGCAAATGCCATTAAAACCTCAAGAGAATAGCGGCGATAATACTTAACAAAACCATAATAAAATACTCGGGATGCAGCAATACAAAACAAGAGAAGAAAACAAAAAGGTAACAGTCTGATATTTATATCTATTAAAAAGGATAGAAGGAGCAGGAACATAAGCAACCAGACTGAAGCGAGAAAAACAAATGTAATGTTTCTACAAAAACCATACAAAGCAACATAGTTTTGCATTTTCACCTGATGATTTTTAGAATGTTCATACACATAATGATAAGCAAGGCGAAAAAGATCGCCCCTCAAGCCCTTACGTCGATATAGCGTAGATACAGAAAAAACATTTATATAACCATCTCGTATTTGCGGCCAAAAGACTTTAATAAGTATAGAATGCAGTGTGGTTTTATGATGTTCTGCTTTATCAAAAGCTGATACAGGAAATAAAAAAACTCCACGAATAAAATTAACTATACTGAACTTAGTATTATGTCGTTTTATTTTCAGGGAGCTTCTTTTAGAAAACAGATAAATTGAAGGATACCCAAGTTTACTGTTCATGTATTTTTCAATTAAACAGGATGATAGAATAGATATGAAGTGACCTGAAATATATGATAGAACGATTAATGCCACATATATAAATACACTTATTATTTCTTTATATTTCAGGATATGGTTAAGAATACCTTCTATATAAACAGGGTTAATTTCAATAGAAAACAAAAAAAGGATAAACAGGAATAACCCACCTGGAATTAGATAGCCCAAAAAGTCATAAAATGAAAACGGATTCTGTGTCACACTTCCCCCTGTGTTACTTGTAAATTAAAGGGTAAAACATTATTTGTTTTTCCGTAAAGGATTAGCTTTCCATCTTCTTACTAACCATTCGAATTCTTGATATGTAGTATCCGAATTAATGCTTTCTCTGATTGCTTTAATTAATGGCTCGGCAATATCATATGTCTCTACAACTGTTGTGTAAGATGTTCTTTTTATCATTTTTTCATCATAAATACCTTCACGAATACTTACAGCAACTCGCTCGTAAAAATTTAAAATATATTGAAATTTTCGACGCTCGGCCATTTCTTCATCTGTTATTATGCAACCATCACAAGGAAAAACATAAGAACGAAATGATTTGCCTGAACGATGCACTTGTTTCAGGGTATGCAATGACTCTATATATTGCATATCTTGCCGACTCTCAAAAAGAAAGTTGGCCGTTTGAGTTTTTTTTGCGGTACGCACATTGTAGATAATGGTTCCAATGGCAACCAAAACGCCAAGCAGAACAATAGCATTGCTGATGATTTGTAGTGTTATTGGGTTCATCCTATTTCATCCATAAAAAAGGCGGGGAGCAAATCCCCGCCTCATTAGAGGTCAACGTAGCTTAGAAACCATCAAATTCATCATACATTTTTTTCATATCAACCCCCTCATAGAAATCATAACCACGTTTTGTGGTTTTTGTGACGTATAAACTACATCAAAGGCAAGCCACGGTCAAATATATAGGCATGCTTACCTGCACAAAAGTGCACAAATTTGCACAATTTTTTTGAACGACTTTTTACCCTTCCGGCCCGCATGGCGGCTGGATCCGTCAAGGATCCGTGCGTGCACAAAAAAACGCGCTTTTTCTGCGCGCAGGTGACGGGGGAACAGCCCGCGTTTCAGGGGGTAAATAGCATTCCCTGAACGATGTCGCAGAGATACAACAGAATGGCTGTATTTCTCACGCTGAGCGTGAAAAAGACGTGAGGGCTTTTGATTTGATGAGGTGAAAGGTAAGGCCGTCAAAATCGCACTGAGACGGCGAGAACATGCAGTCAACGCGGTGGGATTGCGTAAGAGTCTGACTGTCGATGATGGCAATCAGCAGGAAAGCGTCGTGAAATTATCTGACTGATACAGGAGCTGGAGAGTCGGGGCATAAATTTTTTATGCCCCGGCGAAGCAGCAGACAAGCGAAGCGCGTCAGGATGTGGGCTGGGTGTCTAACAGTGCGTAAGGGTTAAAGCGGATCACCTCTTCGCCAAGCCAGTCATTGATGTGCTTCATGGCCTCCATGACAGGCATCAGCTCGTTAATTGCGTAAACCCGCGCGGCCTTCTCCACATCACCAAACGCACTTTTTTCGCCCGGCATCGCCCCCATCAGTTGCGGCGGAACGCGGTGCGCAGCCAGCACATCATCACGGGATGCCGCCTTAACATTCATGAACTCATCTTTTGCGGTGATCTGCTGGAACGGCAAAATTTGCACCCCCTCTTTGCCCCCGTTGGGCGCATGAATGAGCACGTTTTTAAACGCACCACCACCACGTGCCCCCTGTAGCGTTTCTTTCAGGGAGTCCATGCTTTCGCGGTTTACCTGCGCTGCACCGATGTAGATGATGCACCCGGCGTGGGATCCGTTGTCGTAGTACAGTTTTCTGAACATGTCCGCCGAATGAGAAAGGCTGGCCGAGAGTAATGCGCCAAGATATTCCGGCATGCCGTAGATTTCCTGGTTAATATCCGGATTCATCAGGTGGCACACTTTGCCAGGACGAAACTGGAACGCGTCCTTGCCATCCTGCACATACCACCATGATTCAAGATCGCTTCCGCGTCGCATGTATTTCGCCAGGGCGTGCCGTAATTTAAGCGGTTCGCCGAGCATATTGCTTCGAAGCTCAAGGAATGCGTTACCGAACACAAACCAGTCCAGCGCCAGCGCCGAGAAATCCTGCCGGGAAAGCAGCGGGTGCGGGATGTAGCAACCGAGTAATACATTGCGCTTAAAGTAAAGCGCAGACTGATGCCAGGACGTTTGCCGGGCAGCTCTTGCCAGACCGTACCAGTCCACCGGAGTTTCATACCACCGCCCGTTATCAGCACAGTACATATTGTCCAGCAGGTCATGCCCGGTCAGGCGATAAGGACCATCAAATGTGAATGCACTGAGCGATGATTCTTTCCTGAGCGCATCAGCGAGATCAATGCGTGAACTCATGCGCACTTTTTTATTTTTTCTGCTCATCAGAACTCCATAACCGTGAAACGCTCGTTTTCTCCTTCGCCGCCAATCGGTTCGTTAATGACAGCAAGCATGGTTGCCCACGCAAGGTCGCCGTGGCTGATCCCCCTCGCGCGGTCCGTTTCGTAAGTGATAAAGCCGCCCGGTGTTTTCACTTTACGCACGGCGTTAAAGGCCGCGACCAGCTCGCGTTCGGCGCGATCGTATTCCCACCGCCCGGCACGCATTATTTGCAGCATTTTCAGTACCAGCGACCGTTTTGATGACAGCGTGAAGGTATACGGAATAGCAGCAGGGAAAAACCGTTTCACTATCTGATAAACAGCCTCCCCGTTCCCGCCCGTCACATCAATGCCGATGTGTTCCACGTTGTAGCGATACGTAAACTCTTCAATGACTCTGGCCTGTTCTTCAAACTCCAGCCCCTGAACGCGTCGCGTCTCCACCGTTCGAAAACGGCCACCAGGAACAGCCGGAGGAACCACCACGGACACTGCGCCGCTGTCGCCGTTTCCACTGCTGCCGTTTGCGTCATACCCAATCCATACCGGACGATTTCCCATCGGACGGGGAGCAAAAGGTTTCCAGTCTTTCCAGTCGTCGTATCCGTCAACACCGCAGCCAATCAGGATATTCAGGTTAAATGCCGATTCCCCTTCGCGGACAAACTCACACATATAGAGATTGAGGAACTCGTCTTCGGTGTTTTCATCACGAATTTCATCAATATCGGTGTGTTTCCAGCCGTGATTAACCACATCTTCCAGCGTGACAATTTGCCGCCACGTCCGGTCAGGGCAGATAAGTCCGTTATGCAGCGTTTTCCAGTCCACAGAAAAACGCTGGCGTTTATGCGTGACCTTTTTCTCGTTCCAGCGGTCGCCGTTCCAGTAGGCGTATGCCTCGTGCGTTTCGGTGGATGGTGTGGAGAAGTAGGTGCGCCGCAGTCCGCTGAGGGTTGCCATAGCGCCAGCCACCTTGCGCAATTCAGCAAAGCGACTGACCCAGAAAAATTCATCAAAATAAAAATTGCCCGTATAGGACTGTGCCGACGCAGCAGAAGTGCCGAGAAAATGCAGCTCTGCGCCGTTGGAGAGGATGATTTTATCGCCCCCTTTCAGCTCCACATCAACTTCAGCCGCGGCCTTCTGAATAATGCTTTTAAACTGGAACGCCTGACGACGCGACGCAGACAAAAAAATCTGGTTACGCTGGTAAGGTTGCGCCACATCGTCACGCAGCGCCATCAGCAGCGCTTCCTGTGCAAAATACCAGGTCGCCCCAATCTGTCGGGATTTCAGGATCATCCTGTTACGTATCCCGGCTTCCCTGCAAAGGGTCAGGGAGTCAAACCAGCCCCGCTGATGCCACTCCAGCCTGCTGATGATTTTTTCCCGCAGCGCGACAATCTGTTCCGGCGTGAAATGATTTTTGAGTTTTTTCGCCCGGCCTTTCTTTCCTGCGGCCATCACATCCGGCTGGCCATCATGCAGCTTTTTAAGCTGCCGGGTCAGCAGGTCTATTTCCTTAAAGTCACCGCCTGTTTTATTCTGTTTTTCAGTAAGCTGGATGAGGCGCGCATCGATGGACTGCGTGACACGCTGCACGGGTGGCGTTTCATCCCACTGGTCACGTTTTTTCCACGCATAAATCGTGTTCGGGTTTATTCCCATCAGACGTGATATTTCTGCGGGCGGATAACCCTGCCAGTAAAGTTGCCGCGCACGCTGGCGCACAAAAGCGTCCTGAATCATTGCTCCCCCTGAGTAATTACAGGAAGATTACCCGCGCGCGAAACTGTTCTCCTTAATCCCCTGTTCTGGCCGTTTTCTTACAACAAAAGCCCTTTGTATCAGCCTGTTACGCTTTGCCATCATGACTGAAGAACCAGTCAGAGGGGCAAAAACTATGGCTAATGAAAAAAAGACATCCCGCAAAAAGTTTCGCGTGGCTGTCTCCGGATCAACTGTTGATGGCCGTGAAATCAGTCCGGTGCATCTGCGTGAAGCCGCCGAGAACTTCAACCCGGATGTTTACGCTGCCCGCGTGAACGTTGAGCACTATCTCTCGCCATGCCCGTCAAGCGAATTTTCCGCAATGGGCGATGTCACCGCACTGAGTACGGAAGACATTACAGAAGGTCCGCTGGCCGGACGTACTGCGCTGTATGCAGAAATCGAACCGACCGAGCGCATGAAGCAGCTTGTCGCGGACGGCAAGAAAATCTATTCCAGTATCGAACTGCACCCGCAGTTCTCCGTTAACGGGCGCGCCTATCTGGTCGGGCTGGCGATGACCGACACCCCGGCAAGCCTGGGCACTGAGCGCCTGAAATTCACGGCACAGCAACGTCAGGCGGTGATGACGTTCAACAGTGTCCAGGGTGAAGCGCCGCTTATCTCCGAAGCTATCGAGTCTGAAATCATCGAAATGGCAGAGCAACGCCAGGAAGAAGGCACCCAGTGGTTTAACCGCGTAATGGGGATTATTGGCCGTGGCCGCAAAGCGGATGACGCCAGTTTCTCCCGTATTCAGGAAGCGGTGGAAGGCGTCGCAACGTCACAGGCCGACATTATCGACCGTTTTAATGTGCTGGAAACCCGCCATCAGCAGGACAGCCAGAAAATTACGTCACTGACCACAGAGCTGGCAGCACTGAAGGAAAAACTGCGCACGCAGGACGGCGATCCGCAGAACCGGTTCACCGCAACGGGCGCAGCCTCCGATCAACTGGCTGACTTCTGATAAGACAAAGGAGCAAATTTTTTATGAATCTGGTGATGTCAGATATTACCCGCAACAAGCTGGGTTGCTATATGGCGCAGCAGGCGTCGCTTAATAATATTCCGGTATCTGCACTGGTATCGCGATTTACCGTGGAACCCTCGGTGCAGCAGCGTTTTGAAAACGCAGTAAAGGAGAGCACTGAATTTACAAAAAAAATTAACGTGTTCGGTGTGACCGACCAGAAAGGCGAAAAAATCCTCCTGGACACCACCGGGCCGATTGCGCGCACGAATACCAGTTATGACGGCACAAAACGCCGTAACCCGAATAACGTGGTTGATCTGAAAAACCGCAAATATCAGTGCGAACAGGTGAACTACGACACGTTTATTTCGTATCCGCAGCTTGATGCCTGGGCGGCACACCCTGATTTTCAGTCACGCGTCAGCACACAGATTGCCCGACAGGTGGCGCTTGACCGCATCATGATCGGTTTCAACGGCACGTCTCACGCGGATGAGTCCAACTTCAGCACCAACAAGCTGCTTCAGGACGTTAACGTGGGATGGCTGGAGCACATCAGAACCGACGCCAGCGAGCGCGTAATGAATGACGTGACGCTGACCTCCCGCAACATGGACAACACCGTGGCGCACGCGGGTAAGTATGCGAACGCTGATGCACTGGTACAGGACGCGCGCTCATCCCTGCTGGATGAATGGCACAAGGAAGCTGACGACCTCGTGGTGATTATGGGGCGCAACCTGTTTAACTCGCTGCGTCTGCCCGTGCTGAACAGCATCAGCGGCCAGAATCCCAATGCGGAATTACTTGCCGGACAGCTCATCCTGTCATCGCGCGCCATTGGCGGGCTGGATGTATTCCTTGCGCCGTTCTTCCCGGATTCAACGATGCTGATCACCTCGTTCAATAACCTGTCGATTTACTGGCAGAAAGGAACAATGCGTCGCCTGATGAAAGACGAGCCGGAATACAACCGCATCGCCACCTACCAGTCCATCAATGACGCTTATGTCGTTGAAGACTATGGCAAGTGCGCGATGGTCACTGGCCTGAAGTTCGCCGACAGCTAATCAACTCACGGCGGGCATCATGCCCGCCTGTAACGGAGAGAAAAAATGATTACTCCTGCACAGCAACACTGGCAGAACGTGATGGCACAGCGCGCAGGCCGGGCGAATGAAGGCGTGGACCACGCCGCGCGTACCGCGCATGAAGAGGTGCTGTATCGTCTGCGTCTGGCACAGGCCCGACTTAAGGGCGTACAGGCCAGAAGCGCGAAAGCCGCCATCAAAAAAGAGTTGTTGCCGGACTTTTCCGGCTGGATTGAGGGAACGCTGGAGGCTGACGGCGGGCAGCAGGATGAAGTGATTGCCACGCTGATGGTGTGGGCAATTGACTGCGGCGATCTTCCGCTTGCGCTGCGTATTGGTGCGTATGTGGTCCGTCACAACCTCATCATGCCGGATAACTTTGGCCGTACTGCTGCCACGGTACTGACCGAAGAAATCTGCAACCCGGTACTGACGCAGGCCGGGACGGATGCCGACGCGGATTTGTCCGCCTTTATCGAACCACTGGACACACTTTGGGAAATTGTCGCCAACCAGGATATGCCGGACGAAGTGCGAGCCAAATTATGCAAGGCGTGCGCCTTTGCCCGTCGTGGTCTGACCGATGCAGACAACATGGCCTTATCACTGAAGCTGCTGCGCGAAGCGATGCACCTGAACCCGAACGCAGGTGTGAAACGCGAGATTGCAACCCTTTCCCGCGCCCTGAAAAAAGCCGATTCCGCAGCCGAACCAGAAGACGCCAGCGCACCGCAGGCGCAGGACGAAAGCAGCAAAAGTAAAAAGACAACGCGGAAGCCTGCAACACGAAAAACCACCGCGACGCAGAAGGCGAAGCGCGGTTAACGACTGACCCCGTCAGCGGGCGGCGTGCGCGGTGTTCCGGTTTGACTCCGTGACCGTTTACACCGCGCACCCACCGCCCGATTTTTTCAGGAGTGAACCCCATGAGTATGGTTGCCAGAACCAACCCCGGACCCGCAGAGGACGACATCACCGATACCGATGATGGTGATACCCGTATTTCAGCGGGTGCATTCTGGCCGGATATTGTGCTGCGTGAGCTGCGTCTGGCGGTACGACTGCCGGGGCGCGTGACCACCTCCCGCCTGCTGCATACCGCCACCGGGGCGGTGGCTCACGTTACCCGCGAGCTGGAAGCATGGCAGCAGGAACAGCAGGCGGCTGGCCATCAGACGCTGGCCGATGTTCCGGCACCCGTAATTAACGGAGAAAGCGTCAATCTCTGGCACTGGCGCAATGCGGTTTATACCGCCACGCGCGCCCTGATTCTGGAGCGTTACCGCGATGCGGACACAACGGATAAGGGCGACCGCCGGGCGGACGCACTGGATATACAGACATCGGATTTGTGGCGCGATGTGAGCTGGGCCATCTCTGACATTCTGCGCCGCCCGCGAATTTTTGCGGAGCTGTGCTGATGAAAGTGAAGGCACTGGAAGGCGACACCGTGGATTCGCTCTGTTTCCGGTACTACGGCACGACGCAGGGCGTCACCGAAAAGGTGCTGGATGCCAACCCCGGACTCTGTCAGCAGGTATTTCTGGACGCCGGGCAGGACGTGGAGATGCCGGAGCCGGAGAAGAAGAAACGAGAAATGATTCAGTTGTGGGGGGAGTAGCAGTGAGCACCATTCAAACAGGGATCACAGAGCAGGTTATTGCGTGGCTCTTTGACCACCTGCCAACGGTGTATGCAGTAGGCGCGGCGGTCAGCATTTCCGCGCTGATGAGTCTTTATGACGGACGAACACTGGTTCAGACCGTAACGGGATCGCTGGCGTGCGGCGTTCTTGCCATGGCCGTGGCCGGGTCGTTGCGCTTCTTCGGGTTTCCTGAAGATGCCGTGACGTTTATCGGCGCATCAATCGGTTTTATGGGTGCAGAGAAAGCACGCGACAAGGTTATTGCGGCCTTTAATCGCAGGGTGAAGGAGAAGGAAGAATGAGCAACACATTTAAATTCAGCAGCCGGAGCGAAAAGAATTTGCAGGGCGTAAATCCTGATCTGGTGAAAGTGACCCGACGGGCACTGGAAATCTCGGAAGTGGATTTTGGTATCACCGAAGGGTTGCGCAGCCGTTACCGCCAGAAGCAACTGGTGGCCACGGGTAAGAGCCAGACCATGAACAGCCGCCACCTTACGGGGCATGCCGTGGATGTTGTGGCTTATATCGGCAGCCAGGTGTCATGGGAATGGCCGCTGTACGAAAAAATCGCAGCAGCATTCAGACAGGCCAGCCGGGAACTGAATATTCCGGTGGAATGGGGCGGCGACTGGAAGACCCTGAAAGACGGACCACATTTTCAGTTACCACACGGAGCCTATCCGGCATGAAGCTCTGGCCCACGCTGGGCGTCGCTTTCCTTCTGATTGCCGCATGGGGAACATCCATGCGTCTGTCGTGGTCGCTGGGCCGGGAGAACGCCAGAAACGAAGCGCAGGCCAGCGCCCTGAAAAGTACCGCCGACACCCTGAATATCATCAGCACCGGGGTACAGGATATGCAGCAGGTGCTGGCGCAACTCCGCGTGGAAAATCAGCAACGCAATCAGGACGGAGAGGCCAGACGTGAACAGCTACGCAACGATATTGCAAAAGATGAATGCGCCCACGCTTTGCCTGACGCTCGTTTTACTGACAGGTTGCGCAGGCACGCAGAACGCGCCACGGCCAGCGCCGTCAGTCCGGCTTATACCGCAGACGCTGACCATACCGGTAACGCCTCCCCCCTTCCCTGATACTCCCACATGGGGAAATCTCGGTATATGGGGCGACCGCCTTCTGGATGCACTGGAAACCTGTAACGCGGATAAACGGGCCATTGAATTACTGGAACAGCGCAGGCTGCAACGACTGAACAACGAGGATAACAACCATGCTGAAAACTGATTCCCTGCGTGAAGCCATGACCCGTTCATGCCGATGGTGTCAGGCCAACCCGGAAAAATTCACCATTTTCGTGGAGAGCGGCAACATTGAAACGACCGGAGAAACGCCCTCGTTTGTTTACCGCTATCAGATGGTGATGTTTGTCATGGATTACGCAGGAGAGCTGGACGACCTCACGCTACCGCTGCTGGCGTGGTTATCCGAAAATCAGCCACAGTTGTTGCTCAATCCGGAGCGTAATCAGGACATCAAATTTTCCGCCGTTATCAATGACGATGACAGCGCCGATCTCCTGTTTACGCTCCCCCTGCGGGAACGCGTTCGCATCACGCGCAGCAGTCAGGGCACACCGCAGGCAGAACACCTGCCGGAGCCAAAACCCCGTCTGCCCTCTTCCGAAGGCGACTGGTCGCATGTATTCCAGGATGTGACGTGGGGTGAAAGCGATGGATAAGGTATTCACCCGCGTGGATGAAACCTTTGAGGCTATCCGCGACAGCCTGAATCAGCAGGCCATCAATAACATCGCCAGAAAGCTGGCACAGGATTTACGCCGCGCCCAGCAGGCACGTATCCGGTCACAGAAAGCGCCGGACGGGATCGCATGGACACCACGCAGACGCCGCGTAACCCGGATACAGGAGCGCATTCGCTTTATCTGGAATAACGAAGCACGCACGCTGAAAAACTGGCATCACGACACGGGGAAATACGGGCGAACCATTACCGGGTGGGATGAGGATAAAAACAATATCCGCACGTTTTACCGGGATGACATCGACCGTTTTCTGGAAATACGCACCCGGCGCATCAACCAGGACAGCACAAAGCGCGTCCCCATGTTCGTAAAACTGCGCACCGCCCGCTACCTGAAAGCCCGTGCAGATGCTTCCGGTGTGACGGTGGGTTACAGCGGCGTGGCCGCACGTATTGCACGCGTTCATCAGTTCGGTGAGCGCGATCAGGTTGCGCCGGGCATTTTCACCGATTACCCGGTACGTGAGCTGCTGGGTATCAGCCAGGCAGATGAACGCCTGATTTATAACACGGTGCTGGGCCGGATTGCGGAGGCTGTACGGTGAGCGCAGAACTCATGCGGCTACTGAGCAACATCATCCGCACCGGGATCATCTCTGAAGTTGATGAGAAGTCCTGGCGCGTGCGCGTTCGCAGCGGCGAACTGGAAACAGGCTGGTTGCGCTGGAACACCACGCGCGCGGGAGCCTTCAATGTGTGGCTGCCGCCATCACCCGGCGAACAGGTGGTAATTGCCTGCATTGGCGGCAACCCGGAAACCGCCATGATAATTGGCAGCCTGTGGAGTGATGCCAGTCCGGCACCCGGCAAAAGCCTGAAAGAAATCGTGGTCAGCGCGCCGGATGGCGCGGTGTTCCGCTACGACGCGGACGCAGGCGCACTGAGTGCCAGCGGCATGAAAACGGCCACTTTGCAGGCATCCGTCAGCGTGAAACTGGATACGCCCGTCGTGGAATGCACAAACCTTCTGAAAACAGCCGAGATTGACGTCACAAAAGGGGGAAAGATGAGCGGCAATATCACGCACAGCGGCGGCGACTTCACCTCAAACGGCATCACAGTGCATACGCATAAACACGGTGGCGTTAAAGGTGGCAGCGATTCGACAGGAGGCCCGCAGTGACAACCCGCTACACAGGAATGAACCCGGACGAGACGGGAAACCTGAACGATATGGAGCACCTGAAACAGTCAGTCAGGGACATCCTGACCACCCCGCTGGCAAGCCGGGTTATGCGACGGGAATATGGCAGCCTTGTGCCTGATTTGATTGACGAACCCATGAATAACACCACGCGTCTGCAATGCATGAGTGCTGCCGTGATTGCGCTGACACGATGGGAACCCCGCATTGCCCTGGACGCCATCGACGTTGTCTGGAAAGCGGGAGGCCGCGCCGGGGTGACGCTGTCGGGCACTGTCATGCAGACCATGCAGAATGTTGAATTAACCATCACGCTGAGGGAGTAAATCATGCCCGCCGTTGACCTTTCCCTGTTACCGGAACCCGCCATCATCGCGGAGCCTGACTTTGAAGCAATTCTGGCTGACACAAAGGCCATGATGATTGCGGCTTATCCCGCCGAACAGCGTGAAGCCGTCTCCGCTGCGCTGGAGCTGGAATCGGAACCTCTGAACGTTATCGCCCAGACAACAGCGTTTCGTGAAATGCTGTTACGCCAGCGGATCAATGAGGGGGCACGCGCCTGCATGTTAAGCCATAGCGCCGGGACAGATCTGGACAACCTCGCGGGTAATATGAACACAAAGCGCCTGGTTATCACTCCAGCAACGGATACCACCGACGCGGTGATGGAGAGCGACACCTCACTGAGACTGCGGGCGCAGCGGGCGTACGACGGCCTGAGTGTTGCTGGCCCGTCAGGTGCATACGAGTATTTTGCCCGCAGCGCCAGCGGTCTGGTGCGTGATGCGCGGGCTATCAGTCCGTCTCCGGCAAATGTGACGGTTTCCATCCTGTCCACTGAAGGCGACGGCACAGCGACGGAGGCGTTGCTTAATACCGTTCGCGCCGTTCTGAATGCAGAGGATACCCGCCCGGTGGCCGACCGCCTGACCGTACAGAGCGCCAGAATCGTGACATGGCGGCTGAATGCAAAACTGTACTTTTACCCCGGCCCGGAATCCGAACCTATTCTGGCTGCGGCTGAATCGTCGTTCAGGAAGTGGCTGGCTGAGCAGGGGCTTATCGGTCAGGACGTGGCGTTGTCCGCCATTGCTGCCGCACTGCATGTGCACGGTGTGCAACGCGTGGAGATAATCGAACCCACACAGAATATGTCCATCAGCGACATACAGGCGGCGCGCTGTGAGTCATTCACCATCAGCGAAGGTGGGCGTAATGAGTAATTCACTGTTACCGCCATCAGCCAGCAATTTCATGCGTAGTGCCGAAGCCGTCGGAACACGCATTACAGACATTCCGGTAGACCTCAACACGCTGTGGTCGCCGGACACATGCCCGGTGCATCTGCTGCCTTATCTCGCCTGGGCGTTTTCCGTTGACCGCTGGGATCGCAACTGGCCGGAAGAGACAAAGCGACAGGTGATTCGTGATGCATGGCTGATACACCGACACAAAGGGACCATCAGCTCACTGCGCCGGGCCATTGAGCCGCTGGGATACCTCATTCGCGTGTCTGAGTGGTGGGAATTCGGCGGAGAACCGGGAACATTTACCGTTGAAGTCGGCACACTGGACAGTGGCGTGACGGAGGAAATGTATCTGGAAATGGAGCGGTTGATTGCTGATGCCCGTCCGGTCAGCCGCCACATGACAGGGCTGAATATCATTCAGGAAATTCCGGGGGATATTTTTGCAGCGGCGGCAACTTATGACGGTGAAGTTATTACCATTTATCCAGGCGATTAAGCATGAGTACCACAACACGAAAATTTAAAACCGTTATCACCGATACGGGTGCAAAAAAATTAGCTCAGGCAGCCGCGCCAGATGGTAAGCCTGTCCGCCTGACTCATATGGCCGTGGGCGACGGTGGCGGCACGTTGCCCACACCAGACAGCAAGCAGACCCGTCTGGTGCATGAGGTGTGGCGACACACTGTTAATCGCGTCATCCTGGACGCAACACATCAGAACCGCATTATTGCGGAGCTGGTTATTCCTCCAGAAACGGGCGGATTCTGGATCCGGGAAATTGGTGTGTTTGATGAGCACGGCGATTTAATCGCGGTGGGCAATACTGCCGAAAGTTACAAGCCAGCCGTTGCCGAAGGGTCCGGTCGTGCACAAACATTTCGCACCATTCTGACCGTATCCAGCACTGCCACTGTGGCGCTTACCGTGGATAACACCATGGTGATGGCCACAGTGGATTACGTGGATAACAAACTGAAAGAGCATGAACAGTCACGACGTCACCCGGATGCCTCGCTGACCGCAAAAGGCTTTGTTCAACTCAGTAGCGCCACTAACAGCGATTCTGAAACGCTGGCTGCAACGCCGAAAGCGGTTAAGGTCGCGTATGATCTTGCTAACGGAAAATATACAGCGCAGGATGCCACAACAGCGCGAAAAGGCCTTGTCCAGCTTAGTAGTGCAACCAACAGCACATCTGAAACGCTTGCCGCGACACCGAAGGCAGTTAAAGCAGCGAATGACAATGCGAATGGCAGGGTACCATCTAACCGAAAAGTTAACGGGAAAGCACTGACTGCGGATATAACATTAACACCGAAAGATATTGGCACTTTAAATTCAGTAACGATCTCTTTCTCTGGCGGGGCAGGGTGGTTCAAACTGGCTACGGTTACCATGCCACAAGCGAGTTCCATCGTTTACATCGCATTGATTGGTGGCGCTGGTTACAACGTCGGTTCCCCACATCAGGCAGGCATTTCAGAACTGGTTCTACGAGCAGGCAATGGAAACCCCAAAGGAATTACCGGGGCTTTGTGGAAGCGTACAGCCGTCGGATTAACGAATTTCGCCTGGATCAACACATCCGGCGATACATATGATATTTACGTTGAGATTGGCAATTATGCGACGAGTGTAAATATCCATTGGGATTGTACTGCAAATGCGTCAGTTTCTGTTTATACCTCGCCAACATATTCAGCGAGTAAGCCTTCCAGCGTTACCGGTGGTGTTGTTTATACGATGTATAGCTCACATCAGAAACCTACACCATCAGATATTGGAGCGCTGCCAACGACTGGAGGGACTATTTCAGGTCCGTTGTCTGTTACTGATGGGATCACCGGGGCACTGAAGGGGAACGCCGATACCGCGACGAAACTTGCGGCAGCCCCAAAAATTAACGGTGTTAAGTTTGATGGCTCGGCGGATATTAACCTCACGCCGGAAAATATTGGTGCATTTGCCCGACGTTCGACGGGGGCTTATGCGGATTCGAATGGAGCCGTTCCCTGGAATGCCGAATCAGGCGCTTATAATGTCACCCGCTCTGGCGACAGCTATATTCTGGTTAACTTCTATACCGGAGTCGGAAGTTGCCGGACCTTGCAGATGAAGGCGCATTACAGAAATGGTGGTCTGTTCTACCGTTCTTCAAGAGACGGTTATGGTTTTGAGGAAGACTGGGCAGAAGTTTATACCTCGAAAAATCTTCCACCAGAAAGCTACCCAGTCGGCGCACCAATCCCGTGGCCATCAGATACCGTTCCGTCTGGTTATGCCCTGATGCAGGGGCAGACTTTTGACAAATCTGCATACCCGAAACTTGCAGTCGCTTATCCGTCAGGCGTGATCCCTGATATGCGTGGCTGGACTATCAAGGGCAAACCTGCCAGTGGTCGTGCCGTATTGTCTCAGGAACAGGACGGCATTAAATCGCACACCCACAGCGCCAGCGCATCCAGTACTGATTTGGGGACGAAAACCACATCGTCGTTTGATTACGGTACTAAAACGACCAGTTCATTTGATTACGGCACAAAAACCACAAATAGCGCAGGAGCTCATTCACACAATATACCTGTTGGTCACACTGGCGCGGGGAATGGTGTATCAGCCGGTTATAACGCTGCGTTAGGTACTGGTACCACGTCGAGCGCAGGAGGGCATGCTCACAATGTATATATCGGTGCCCATAACCACACTATCGGCATTGGTGCTCATGCCCATTCTGTCATTATTGGTCCCCACGGACACACCATCACCGTTAATGCTACGGGGAACGCAGAAAACACCGTAAAAAACATCGCATTTAACTATATTGTGAGGCTTGCATAATGACATTCAGAATGAGTGAACAATCACGGACCATAAAAATTTATAATCTACTGACCGGAACCAATGAGTTTATTGGTGAAGGTGATGCATACATTCCACCTCATACAGGTCTGCCTGCAAACAGTACCGATATTGCCCCGCCAGATATTCCGGCTGGCTTCGTGGCCGTTTTCAACAGTGATGAGGCATCGTGGCATCTCGTTGAAGACCATCGGGGTAAAACGGTTTATGACGTGGCATCAGGGGACTCGTTATTTATTTCTGAACTCGGTCCATTACCGGAAAATGTTACCTGGTTGTCGCCGTATGGAGAGTATCAGAAGTGGAACGGCACATCCTGGGTGAAAGATGCAGAAGCAGAAAAACTGTTCCGGATCCGGGAGGCGGAAGAAACAAAAAACAGCCTGATGCAGGTAGCCAGCGAGCATATTGCGCCACTTCAGGATGCCGTAGATTTGGATATTGCAACGGAGGAAGAGGGATCGTTACTGGCTGCATGGAAGACATACCGGGTATTGTTGAATCGTGTTAATACAGCGGTAGCAGCGGATATTGAGTGGCCAGTCGCCCCACAATAAAGAGAAAAAGCCATCGATTGAAATATAGATGGCTTTATGTACTCTATTTATACAATACAACACCGCTCTTTTTAGTTATATATGTGCAGTTCGATGGTATATCTTTATTTATAAAAGACATTGCACCTATTTTTACATTATCCCCAATTTTACGTGATAATCCAATGATGCAACAATTAGCTCCGATATCAACGTTACTACCAATTTTTACTCTTGAACCAGGCATGTCACCATCTATCTGTCCAATGGTAGTATTCTGTCGTAACACCAGATTTTCACCAGCATCAACAGCAAAATGAACAACAATTCCAGCATGATGGGGAATTGTTAACCCTTTTCCAATATTTGCTCCCAATCCTATTTCACAACCAAATTTGTTAATTATTTTACTGTTTAACTTCTTGGCTGCTTTCTTATGTAATTTATTACCATTAATATACATTTCGTTAGCCAACCGCCACCAGAAAAGGAAATTCCTGTTACGCTGCTTTTTCTCTCTTAAAAGCCTCCAGATATCCATACGTTTCCGCCGAATTACTTCATGTTTCCAGAAGTTTTTTAAATTAGTAGAGTTCCCAAATAAAACAAAGTGAATTGCCATTAGGTAAGACAGCACGATAATCTCCTTAATTATTATTTCAGACCACACATGTTATAAGGTTAAGAGATTATAAAATCCTGTTGTTTGTTATTCAAAAACAATTTTCTGAGAAGGACATACAACAGCAAGTCGCCAGTCACCTTCATCAGGAAATTGGCGACATACGTTAAATCAGAGCAGCCCCTTAACTGAGCTGGCCGCGCTATTAAGGGATGATGTCACCTTATCTTTGAAGCCGGACAACATATCGCTGAACGATGAGGATTGCAGGCGCTCCCGCAAATCCTCATCACAGCGTTCAAGAGTCAGTGAAAATTCTATCTTTTTCGCCTTACCGTAGCGATCAAACTCGGAACGGGTCGTATTCGTTCCGGTCAGGACATACATGCCGTAAATCTGCCCGACGCCATCAATCAAAGGCCAAGGTCGTCCTGTATACGCCTGCGTGGTCAGCAGCGACAGCGACACTTCGCCACCTGTAATTTCAGGATAAAGCACACCAGAAAGAACGATGCGATCATCACCTGCACCGATATACTGCCAGCTTGCTGAACGGTTAACGCGTTCATTTTTCACATGCCGCCAGCTTTTGTTTTGCTGTAACTGCTGATGCGGCAGCGTGCGCAGCTCAAAAACAAACATGCCATAGATCATCATCATGGCCATGACTCCTCAATCTTTATCGTAAAAACTGCCACGCCCGGCACGGGCGCGCCGTTCCATTTCTGCCCTGACCATTTCACCGACCAGTTTCGCCAGTTCGCGGGGATTCTGCGTAACAACGTTATGCAGATGAACATGAATTTCACCACCAAATCCGGAGACAACAGGCTCCCGGTTACGGGAAGTTGCAGGAACTGATGCCACTGGCGATCGTATGGCCTCCGCCACCGGACGGGAGCTGGCCGCAACAACAGGGACCAGCGCCGGAGGCAGAGGAGCCGGGACTACGGGTGTGATGTTGATTGCGGAAGCAGGCTTACTGGCCTGCGCAATCTTCCGCTCCTGCCACTCCCCACGAACGGCAAGTGCGCGGGGCAGATTCTTAAAGACAATATCACCGGGGCCAATGCGTTTTTTCGTCTCATCAACCAGCTTACCTGTGTTATCAGCAATTTTGCTGAGTCTGCGTAGCGTACCGGTATTGCTGTCTGTGAGTGGTTTGTCGTCTTTGGGTTTATCACCTCCGGTGCCATTGCCATTTTCCACAGGCTTCGGCGGATTGATTTTCGCCAGGTCCCCCTGAAGCAAGGCAACCTTGTCCTGAAGAATGGCCGCACGCTGTGCGTCTTCAATTTTCTTGCGCGCCCTTTCCGCTTCATCCGGAAGGACGCCAAGTTTTTCAAGTATCCACGCCAGCGTATCCAGTAGCATTTTTGCAGGTGTCAGAACAAGCTGTAACGCACCGCCAAGAACGTTACCGAATATCTCGCCAGCACTGGTACATTTATCCAGCGTTTCCTTACTGGACTCCATCGGTGACAGCAGCGATTTAAACCAGTTAAACACCTGGCTGATCCCGCTTCCGATTGCGTCAAAAAAAGGGCCAAACCGTTCAAAGGTTTCGCGTAACGGAGCCAGCCGTTCCATAATCCCACTGAACACCCCTGCATAAAACGCCTTGATGGGTTCCCAGTATTTCCAGATGAGAACCGCCGCAGCCACAAACGTAGCAGCAATCAATCCGACCGGACTGAACAGCGCCCCGATAGCGCCTCCCAGTAACGAAATGGAACCCGTCACCATTCCCCATAATGCAGGCAGAACCCTGACAACATTCAATGATCCGGTCAGGAGGGAAAAACCAAGACGCAGTTTTGCCAGTGGGCCAGCAAGCACACCAATAGCCAGCGACAACGAGCCTATGGTTGCAGTCATTGCCAGCAGAGCACCGCCTGCAACCAGTAGCTGGCGCGTCAGTGCCGGATGGGCCTGCGCCAGCGCCGTCACCTTCGATACCACCCGCGTGAGCCACTGCGTGACAGAACGCAGCGGACCGTCAATCAGATCTGCAATGCGGATGCGCAACCCTTCCCATGCACTGCCGAGTGATTTCAGATCGCCGTCAAGGTTGTTGGCCATAACCTTTGCTGTGCGTTCAGCCTCACCGCGCGCGCCTTCAAGTTCTTTTCTCAGTTTGGGTAAGGAGCCGTCACCTGCCGCATCAACGAGGGCCATAAATGATGTGAAAGCCTCTTCTCCGGCAATGTCCTTAAAGAACGATACCCGGTCAACTTCCCCGTATTTGCGGGTAGCTTTATAAAGGTCAGCCAGCACATCCTCCATCGGGCGCATTTTGCCGTTCGCGTCAGAAACAGCCACACCAAGCTCCTTCAGCGCCTCTGCTGCCGCCTTTGGCGGTGATGCCAGACGAGCCAGGCTGGCACGCATTGCCGTCCCGGCATCACTCCCTCTGATACCCATATTCGCCAACACGCCAGCCATCGCTGCGGCCTGCTCCAGCGATATTCCCAGCTTACCCGCCACCGGACCTGCATATTTCATGGTTTCGCCCAGTGCGCGAAGGTCAGTGTTGGTACGGGTAAATGCTGCGGTGAGCGTGTCGCCAACCCGGTCCATCTGGTCAGCAGAAAGGCCGAACTGCGTCAGGATATTTGAGCCAATATCCGCCGTCTCGCCGAGATCCATGCCGCCAGCCGTTGCCATGCTCAGCACGCCCGGAAGTGCAGCCTGAATGGCCTGCGGAGTGAAGCCAGCCATTGCAAGAAATGCCTGCCCACTGGCGGCATCGCCTGCGGTGAACTGCGTTTCAGAGCCAAGTTTTAACGCCTGCTCACGCAGTGCCTTAAACTGCGGGCTGTTTTTGTCGATTCGCGTCAGTGCCTGAACGCGGGACATCTCTTTGCCGAACCCGATCGCAGGCTGCAAAAAACGCCCGGCAGCATAGCCGCCCGCCGCTGCCGCACCAATTGCCAGCGCACCACCTGTTTTCAGTTTTCCCGCTGTTTCCTGCGCGCGCGAATACCGCTCACGCGCCCGCGTTACACGCGCAAGCGCCTGCCGTTCGCGTTCAAGCTGGTTGTTGTACTGTTCGGTGCGTCTGATGGCCTGCTGGATGGTGTTATCGCTGCCTGTCAGGGAAATGCCGTGGCGTTTCAGCTCTCCGCCAAGCTCCCGCATTTTCTGAATTTCCCGTGTGCGCGATTCATTCAGGCGTTCAAGCCGGGTGCTTAACTGCTGCATCAGCTTTTGTTGTTTTTCGCTGAGCACTGTACCCGTGCGTTGTAACTGATTAAGGGCGTTAAGCTGGCGTCGTGCTTTCACGATGCCAGCATCCGCTTTACTGACAGCGTCACGGGCGCGCTCAAATGAACGCGCCTGACGCTCGAGATTTTTGATCGCCCCCTGCGTTCGCTGGATGGAGTCACCAAACTGCCCCATCAGGCGGCGGGCGTTTTCGGCAGGCCGGGTCAGCCTGTCAACGGCGCTGAAAGCGACCCGGATATCAAGAGTCTTCATTATCTGCATTCCCGCTGCGAAGTGCCGCCCGCTCGCGCCAGCTAACCACTTCGCCGGGCGTCATCATGAAGATTTCGGCGGGCGACCAGTTAAAAATGGCGGCAATATCCGCCACCAGATCTTCGATGTGCTCAAAGCACACCAGGGTGATTACGCTGCCGTCTCCTGCACGCTCTTCGCGCCAGAGTCTGGCTCGCTCATAAAATTTACAGCCACAGCGCACAACTGAATAAAATCGCGTGACGACATTTTTTTAATCATCACTTCATCCAGTCGTGGCGAGGTCACGCGAGGCAACAGCGTAAACATGGTATCCGCTTTCAGATTCAGCACATCAGACAGCGACAGACCACGCAGGGATCCAGCCTGCTCAATAGCCCCGGTGATCTCCACATACGTGATTTTTTCGCCACCACGCTCAATTGGTCGGGTCAGTTTTACGCCACGTTCGACAGCCATATCCTCACCTGCCGTCACATCATCCGCCACGGTGTTATTCCGGGTTTCAGTATCGATGTCTTTCATCAGTTGTCTCCTTTTCAGTCAGAGGCGACGCACTGCGCCGCCTGCATATTACTTATCAGCCAAGCCCAAGCGCGGAACGGATACGGTCAGGCACAATGTCCTTGCCGTCCTTCCGGTAGATGTGGTTCAACAGGTCGATTTCCCACAGCGGGCGATCGTTAACGCTCAGCTTGTAGTAGGTGTTTTTGACAGCGTAAGTGTGTGATGTGGCTTCGCCCTGTTTGGCTTCCCCCATATCAATTTCCGTCACACGCCCGCGCATCTCGATTTCATACAGATCGCTTTCTGCATCGGTGTAGTATTCACCCGCAAAACGCAGCAGCGTGCCGTCAATCGTGCCGCCATATTTAAGGAACAGCGCACGAACAGCTCCCCCCATGACAAAACTCGCATCAAGCGCGGAGTCGTCCAGACCGAGATCAATACTTACCGCCCCCATCATGCCACCACCACGATAGCTGTCGGTTTTGCGCGTCAGTTTGGGCGGCGTGACGGATGTCACTTTACCCACTTCGTTTTCACCATCCACAAACAACGTAAAAAAGCGAAGATGTTTTGGTACAGCCATCAGGCACCTCCCAGCACCGCAAATGCGGGACCAAAGAATTCATCAGTAAACGTCTGGTAAAGCTCCATGTCTTCCAGCGGGGGAACAGGCGTATATTTGTAGCGAATACGCACACGTCCCTGACGTAAATTCGTGGTGCCGTTATCCACCACGTCATACCAGCACTCCGCACCAATCAGTTTCCCGGCAGTAACCAGCGAATCCAGTTTTGCCCTGATGGCGCTGATAACATCCTTCACGTTCGCAGGTGTCAGTGGACTGTCGATGGTTTCAAACTGCGCTTCCGCAATTGAATCAGCCAGCACCTGTGCGGTTCGGGTATACACCTCAAAGATGTAGGCGTTCGTTTCCGGTGTGCGGTTGCCCCAGAAGCGGAACCCGTTGCGACGAATAATGGTCGTGATTTCTTTGTTGTTGAGGCTGTTGGCATCGCTGTCTTCGGCCTGCAACGACCAGAACACATGCCTGGACATTCCCAGCACATTTTTAACCGGAACGTTGGACAGCGATTTGTGCCAGCCCTGCTCATGGTCAATGTACGCACGAAGGCCGCACGCATAGGCAGGCGCGGGGAACGTTTCGTTTTTGCCACTTTTCGGGTTGTAGGCGATGAAGTCCGGCCATAAGAGCATCACCTCACGTTCGTTGAATTTCTGGCGGTAGGTAATCGCCTCAGCCATCGTGTTACAGCCGTGACATGAGGCATACACAAACGCGCGCAGTTTACCTGCAATCACGCACAGGGATTTTGTTACAGCCTCCGTGTCCAGCTCCGGCGCGGCCAGAATACGCGGACGGTATCCGATGCTTTCATCCTGCTCTGCAACAAGCAGCGCATACATCCCCGTATAGCTGCCGTCATCCTCAGAACCACCGATAACCAGTTGATCCTGCGTCTTTCCGTCTTCTTCTTTGTGTTCAGCCACGCGAACGACGATCACCTTTGTGCTCACCTGGTCTGCGATGGCCTTAAGCGCACGATAAAGCGTCCCCGTTGTCCCGCATTTTCCCAGCACGTCATTGACGCGGGTCAGCAGTGTGGGCTTATTCAGCGGGAACAGCTTCGCGTCCGCATCATCCGCCGTTGCCACGATACCGATAACGCTGGAATCAACATCGTTAATCGCTGTTACCAGGTCGGTATTTTCCGTAACACGGGCACCATGAAAACGAGTTTCACTCATAGCTTCAGCCCCTTGTATCCGTTAAATGATTCGGCAACAATCATCACCCACCACGCGCGTAATCTCACCCCTGCGCCGTTCTCCCGACCCGGCGACAACAAAAAGCAGTAACCCCCTCCGCACGCACATGCGACCATGCCGCACAGGGAGGGAACAGATGACCGACACCACCATGCAATTGCTCAGTCAGGGCACAGACCCCGTGAAAATGCCGGATTTTGATATTCTCGCGGAGGGTAAAACGCTGTCAGGCGTGGCAGAGCGCCTGATGAGCCTGTCACTGACCGACAACCGGGGATTTGAGGCGGACCAGCTCACCATCACGCTGGATGATGCGGATGGTCAGTTGCAGCTACCGCCACGGGGCGCGCGCCTGACGGTTCTCATTGGCTGGAAAGGAGAACCGCTGACAGAAAAAGGCACTTACATTGTTGATGAAATCGCTCACGAAGGACCGCCGGACAGGCTGACTGTTTCAGCCAGAAGCGCAGATTTTCGGGATGAATTTAACGTTAAACGTGAGGTGTCCTGGCATGATGTGACCGTTGAGCGTGTGGTATCCGCCATCGCTCATCGGTATGGTCTGAAACCACAAATCAGCGAAATGCTGATGGATATCGAAATCGACCACGCCGACCAGACCGAAGAAAGCGACATGTCCTTCCTTACGCGCATGGCGGAAATGCTGGGCGCAATCACCACGGTAAAAAGCGGCAATCTGTTATTCATCATGCCAGGTGGTGGCGTGAACGCACAGGGCCAGCCGTTGCCCTCGTTCGCCATTACACGCAGCAGCGGCGATCGCCATCAGTTCCGTATTGCTGACCGCGAGGCGTATACGGGGGTACGCGCCTACTGGCTTGATCTTAATTACGGGGAAAAGAAAAAAGTCAGCGTGAAACGCCGCAAACCACCAAAACCCCAAAAGGAGAAAAGCAGCAGCCGTGAAGGTGATTATATGGAAGGCGCGGAAGGCAATGTGTTTGTGTTACGCAAGACCTATCAGAACGAACAGGCAGCAAGACGCGCAGCGGCGGCAAAGTGGCAGCAACTACAACGCGGAGCCGCATCATTCTCCATCACGCTGGCGCGTGGACGTGCAGAACTCTACCCCGAAATGCATGGTACGGTAACAGGATTTAAAAGCGAGATTGATAATCAGGACTGGATCATTGCAAAAGCCGAGCACACTATTGATAACAGCGGCTTTACCACGCAGCTTGAGCTTGAGGCAAAAATCCCGGAATGGATAGCGGAAACAGAGTGAGCAACTTAGAATAGCGGCAGCACCACGTTAAGGGAGGTCGCTATGTTCCGTTGTCCGCTTTGTGGCGCATCTGCCCGTATCCGCACCAGTCGTCCGGAAAATGATTCAAACACCGTGCGGCAAAAGTATTACCAGTGTAACAATCTGGAATGCGGCGTATGCTTCTCAACACTGGAAGCCTTCCATAAATTCACATCAAAACACGCCTCCGGCGTTCACTCTTCAGAAGGTATCCCGTGGCATGAGCTGCCAGCTTCACACAGGGGAAACAATCAGATGAGTTTGCCTTTACCTCAGAATTAACAGGCAGAATTGCCGGAGTAACAAAAAAGCGATAGATTACGCGCGGGTGCCTTTCGGCTGATGGTCGGAGGGAATACCCGATGGCCGGATGTGGAAAGGCCCCGGAAAACACTTTTGTTTAACCGAGGCCCTAACCGTCTACCCTAAGCAAGTGATAGGTTAGCGCCTCCCCGAAAAAGGAGCAAGCGCTATGTCGCAAAAATCGCTTACGGCCATCACGTTCTGCGTGACGGTAATCCTCATCATCTGGATGCTGCACGGTTCGCTGTGTGAAATACGGATGAGCTTCTGGGGAGCGGAGTTTGCGGCGTTCTTACAGTGTAAGCAGTAAGGAAACCGCGACGGGGGAGTAATCCCCCGTCAATCGGTTGCCAGGGTAAGGTCGATAAGGCACCCTATCTCACAGCTCTAAATGCCAAAATTCCATGAAACTGTGGGATTTTTGCATCACATACTGATACAGACCAGCCCTTCTATATGCCTCACTCTATACCAGCTAATCAATTGACACTTATCAATAAAAATAAATCTGATAAAATCAAAATGTTTTGTAACAAATATCAACTCGTATTAATCCAAAGGAGGCGGATTACATGGCATTAATCAAATGTCCTGAATGCCAGAAAGAGGTGAGCGATTCAGCATTGTATTGCCCTGCTTGTGGTAAACAACTGCAAAAACTTAAGCGTTCATTTTTTGGACGGATCATTAAGTGGGTTTTTATATTATTTAATATTTTTATGATCTATACGCTTTTAGTTGGACTAGGAGGCACTAGTGAAATAATAAATAATGCCACATCCGATGCCGAAAAAGCCGGTGCAGTTATTGGTACAGGCTTAGGTTTAATTACCATTGGAAGCTTATGGGTTATTGGCGATATCATTATCGGAATTTTAGTATTTCTTACTAAACCAAAGGGATAATAAAATGAAAAATATAATTTTTTCTATAGGTGCATCATTTATATCAATTAGTGTACTGCCTGTTCAAGCAGCAACTGAACATAAGAACTTCAATGCAGTACTCCAGTGCCGAGCAATAGAAAATAATAAAGACAGACTTTCTTGTTACGATAAGTCAATACAACCGACTCGAACGAAAGTTGCTGAAAAATTCGAAAGCAGAGATCAATGCCCTGATGAGAAAGATGATGATAGACGTTTATCTTGTTATGATCGTTTCTTTTCTCCAACATTTACTCCATCTGTAAACTCAAAATCTAAAACGGAAAAGCCAGTAACAACAGAGGCTCAGCAACCAAATCTTTCTGAGATATCTAAATGTCGTGCAGAAAATGATAAAGAAGCCAGACTAAACTGCTACGATAAAATATTCCCACAGGATAAAATCGCTCAAGCTGAATCAAAATTAGAGAAAGCCACAGATGTAGGAAAATGGCACACATCCATTACTACATCGCCAATTGATGATTCGAAAAATGTAATTTTATCGTTAGAAAGTGATGATTATATCAGAACTCCATTTGGAGAAGCGGTTACTCCTACTCTTTTTATAGCTTGCCGAGAAAAGAAAACCGAAGTATTTCTTAGTTGGGATGTATATTTAGGCCTTGAACAAACCAGCATGCTTTATCGCCTTGATAAACAGAAAGCAGTTGAGCGAAACTGGCTAGTATCTACAGATACAAAGGCTGTTTTTTATAAAGGTAATGACATTGATTTCATCCGAAAACTAGCCAACTCAAGCAAAATGTATACAAAAATAACGCCTTATAATGAGAGCCCCGTAAGTGCAACTTTCAATTTAAACGGCCTGTCAAACGCGCTAAAACCGCTTCAAGCTGCTTGTAACTGGAAATAGTATTAAATCATGTGGCTTAGCCACAATCACAGATAACACAAAGCCCGTGAAAACGGGCTTTGTGTTATCTGTAACTCGAAAATGTGGTCACTGCGTGGACACGCGCTGACATAAATCCTTTTACATCAATAAATTAAGTCATCATTTTTTTCATCAACAAGGATTTTCACGTTTGTGTTACCTGTATGAGACGAGAGTTAACCGGACAAGTGTGCCATAATCTCGCGGCCAGGCATACTTGCGAAGATTTCAGGTATAAGGATACGTAATGATACAACCTATTTCCGGCCCTCCTCCTGGGCAACCACCAGGTCAGGGAGATAACCTGCCGTCTGGAGCGGGCAATCAGCCTTTATCCAGTCAGCAACGTACTTCGCTGGAAAGCTTAATGACGAAAGTGACCTCACTGACGCAACAACAAAGAGCAGAACTGTGGGCGGGTATCAGGCACGATATTGGTCTGTCGGGAGATTCACCGCTGCTTTCGCGTCACTTCCCTGCCGCTGAGCATAATCTGGCGCAACGTCTGCTGGCCGCGCAAAAAAGCCATTCTGCCCGCCAGCTTTTAGCGCAATTAGGGGAGTATTTACGTCTGGGGAATAATCGTCAGGCGGTCACGGATTATATCCGTCATAACTTTGGTCAGACGCCGCTGAATCAGCTCTCACCGGAGCAATTAAAAACCATTCTCACCCTGTTGCAGGAAGGGAAGATGGTTATTCCGCAACCACAGCAGCGCGAGGCGACCGACCGTCCTTTATTACCGGCGGAGCACAATGCGCTAAAACAGCTGGTGACCAAACTTGCGGCGGCAACGGGGGAACCCAGCAAACAGATCTGGCAATCGATGCTGGAACTTTCCGGGGTGAAAGATGGCGAGTTAATTCCAGCGAAACTGTTTAACCATCTGGTGACCTGGTTGCAGGCGCGCCAGACGTTAAGCCAGCAAAATACGCCGACGCTGGAATCACTACAGATGGCGCTAAAACAACCTTTAGATGCCAGTGAACTGGCGGCGTTATCGGCATATATCCAGCAAAAATATGGCCTTTCTGCGCAATCATCGCTTTCTTCTGCCCAGGCCGAGGATATTCTTAATCAGCTTTATCAACGGCGGGTTAAAGGGATTGATCCGCGTGATATGCAACCGCTGCTTAATCCTTTTCCACCGATGATGGACACGTTGCAAAATATGGCAACGCGTCCCGCGCTGTGGATACTGTTAGTCGCGATTATCCTGATGCTGGTCTGGCTGGTTCGTTAG